ACTTTTCTATTGCTAATCTGAATCCCTATGCAGAATATGAAACAAGATTAATATTATATTTTAAGGATACAACTGTTGAAATCGCACAACAATTATTAACTGATTTGCGAAAAGCAAAGGCAGAAAAAAACAGGCAAGAAGTTCTTGATATTAGTCTAAGATTATTTGGCAACAATATACCGGCAGAATATCAGAGAAGTATTGATAAATTTGAAATAATTTCAAATTTGGACTTTGATTCATTTGTTAATAAGGTTATTACGCTTTTTTCTGACGAAATAAAATCGGCAACAGAAAGAGTTGTATCAAACCAAGATGTGGCTTCTCAATATACAACTCCATATTTTTCTTTATTTAACAGTTATATAAACAATTTTGAACAAAGTTTTGATAAAAAAATAAAAATAAACAGCAATAAGGATAATACTTTTACAAATTTGACAGATGCTAGTTATTTCAAAACGATTTCAGCAAATACAATAGACTTTGGAAACAAAAAATATATTAAAGCTACGGCAAAGTCATTTGAAAAAATTAAAAATTTATTAGCAATCCCATCATTTTCTATCAATTCGATCAAGGGGGAGACTGTAAACCAGGTTGGCTTAGTGAACCAGGCTGAGTGTGGAAATACTGACCAACGCGCAGACACAAAGATTAATTTTGAACAATCAGAGCAGACCCTTTCTTTAATAACGACGGCAGAAAGAGATGTTAAGATATTTTATTTGGAAAATTTAGGCGGTACTGTGTCTGCTCTTAATTTTAAAGAAGTGGATCAAAAAACCTTAGACCTTTTAGAATCGGGCGAAAAAATATTGGCGCGACTTGATAATTATGAAGAGTTTTACGATTCATATTTTTATATTGAAGGAAGTAGTGTGGAATAATGACAATTGATATAAAAAACGCAACAAAAGCTCTTTATGGGACTGAATCAATTGGCGAAAGCTCAGATTCGGTTGCTAAAGAACAACAAGCAAAACAGCAAGCACTTGTCGATTCAATAGAACTAAAGTCTTCAGAAGCACCTGCCCCAGAAGCAATCATTCCAGAACCGCCAGGAATAATAATTCCTGCTGACTTTCAACCAAAATTTTCACCATCTATATCTAACTATAAAAGCTATGATATATCTGATTTAAGAAACTTTTTTGACATAAAAAAATATCTTGAAGACCCTGTTGCTTTTATGAAAAATTATGTCTGGTCACCAGACTTTAACTCTGCGACAGACAAACTCACTTTTGACTACAGGTTAGACCCTTCGTTAAATATTAATCTACTTACTAAATTAGCACTGGATTTGACATTAAATAATTTAAGTTTAAAGCCTTCTATTGAGGAAATAAGGGCAGAACTTGTAAAAAATATTGGTGGTACGGCTATTAACTATACAACTGGACCTAAACAATCAACATCCCAGTTAAAATTAATAGAAAGCTATTTTTGGTTTTGGTGTTCACAGATTTTTTCTTATAATACTTTTAATAAAAGTGGTGATAAACTAGTATTGACTGTTGATAAAGATTCTGCGCCAGCGTTAGTTGTTGCGAGCCTTGCACTTCACGATTACTATGCGAGCGCTTCCATGAAACAGTTAAATGGTTTGGCTGTGTTTTTAAAAGATCCACCAGTTGGGGCAGCAACTGCGTTAAACTTCTTACTTAATTTACAAGTAAGTGGTAAAACTTATTTAAACAAGAGCAATTATTTAAAATTAGACAACTCTTCAATAGAAAGCTTTAGCACCGTAAACTATATTAACTCACCTTTTTTTAATAACAATTTAGAAAGCATTAGCGAGGGTGAAAAGAAATTTTTTAGCACTCCAAAAGAGATTAAAAAGTGTAAGAACGCAATCGAAGGCAAAATTGAAACTGGATTAAGACTGTTTTATAAAGAAGGTAATGACGATATATTAGATAAGAAAATTCCTAAAGGGGGTTTAGGTTGTCAGACAAGCGTACTGTCTTGGGATGAAGCAGTTAGTCAAATCTTTGACATTAAAAATGTCGGAGCAGATAATCTTAGAGTCAATCTTTCGCTGCCTTATTATAATGAACTTAATGTTAAAAACAAGTCCGCAATTCCAAAGCAGACTAACATTGAGCAATCTATAAAAGAATCAGAATCTTTAGAAAATACTATAAAATTATTAAAAAGAGAGACATACTTAAATTTTCAAGGAAAGACGCTTGAAGACGTTCTTATCGACAAAAATTTATTAGGGGAGCTTGATGAAAGTGCAGCAGCCTATTTTAACGCTTTTATTAAATATGGAAACCCAATACTAGACGAATCAAAGCTTCCTAAAAATTTTGCACCATTTTTAGGTCAATATAGCATTGGTAATATTGTTGAAAAGCAAAGATTGTTAGGCGAAAATTTTTCAAGCTTTAAAAATCAAAATTATTTTGTTATTGATAAGGTTGGAGAGGAAAATAACTTTATTTTATATGATTCACAAGTAAAGTATGGCACAAAATATAAATATAAATTAGAAGAATTAATTAGTCAGTTGCGCTTTCAGTATGAATATAAGATTACTTTAAAAGATACTACAAAAGAAAACAATAAAATTGAATTTACAGCAAAAACAATAGAAGTCCTAAATGAGCAAAAACTTAAAAGAATAGAAAAATCAGAGGTAAAAACCGATTTTTCGTTTATAGATCTACCTCCAACAGAACTATTTTTAAAAATATTTCCAGTGGCAGGAGTAAACAATAAACTAATTTTTACTTTTCAAAATCTTGCAGACTCAGGTATTATTATAAGAGATGTTCCTAAAAAATATTGGACCGAAGGTTGGGAACAAGCAAAAGAATACTATGAAAAACAACAAGGGTTTAGTAGCTCTAATAAAGAAAAAATGTATTTTTTCAAACAAGTACTTAATAAAATCAAAATTTACGCTTCAAAAATACCACCAAAAGATTTAAGTTCATTAAAAGAATTTAAGGAAATAGATGTTTTGACTGGCGGCTACGGTACTATTGTAGATTTAGAACCCAATACAAAATATTATTTTTCTTGTAAAAGCGAGTCTTATACCGGCTTAGAATCCTACTTTAGTCAAATTTATGAGGTTGAAATCGTGGACGATGCTGGCACAGTTTTCCCAATAATTAAAATTTATGATGATTTTGATGAAACGGGAAGAAAAACTAAATTAGATTTTGGCAAACGTTTCAGGTTGGAGCCTGCTTTGCTACAGCAAGCTCCAAACCCAGATAAAGACGGCATTGGGTATTTAGACCCAACTGTATTTTCACCTAGCACGGAAGCCAGACCTCAATTTAAGGTAAGGTTAACTTCTAAAAAGACTGGTAAAAAAATTGATTTTAATATTATTTATAGAAAAGACTTCCAAAAATCAAGTGAAAATGCTGGAAGTTTAAATTTAAAAGAAACAACAAAAGAAAAAGTTCTTATTAGTTATAAGACAGAAAAAAAATAACAAAGTGTTTAATAAAGTTATTTTGTATTTTAAAACTATTTATTATGTTTAGGAGAAAAGCATGTCGAGTTTTTTAGATAATAGTGGAGATATCATTTTAGACGCAGTTCTAACCGATATCGGACGACAAAGATTAGCAAGGGCAGACGGCTCTTTTAAAATTAGTTTCTTTGGCTTTGGTGATGATGAAATTAATTACAAGCTTTATGACACAACCCAGTCAACAGCCGCAAGAGATTTAAATATTTTAAAAACTCCAGTCTTTGAAGCCTTTACCAATAGCGCATCTTCGCTAAAAAACAGACTTTTAACTTTAAATGGAAGAGATAATAGCTTGTTTTTGCCAGTAGCAAGATTAAACTTGAACAGCCCCGCTGGAGAATTTCCAGGGTTTCCATATGCCGAGAGCAGCGACGCTGGAACAGTCAATAGCTTTGTTATTCTCGCTAATCAATTAGCGGTTGATAAATATGAAGGTGAATCATCAGCTTTAACAGCAGGCGCTAAGTTTTTACCAGCCGGATTTATTAATGGTGTTAATGGGCCTGCTGCAAGTAATAGAATGATTGTAATTGACCAGGGTCTTGATACAACACAACTATCTTATAAAAACACTTTAGATCCAGATTTAAATGAGACAGAATTTTACATTCAGTCTGATGATAGATTGCTAATCCCTGTTGATATGAGGGGTGGGCAACTTCCAAAGACATTTACAGATACTGATAGTATTGCCACCTATATGGCCATTGAAAATAGACAGCAGGCGTCTTTTAGGCAGCCTGCATCCGGTGAATCGGCACAGACTGGTTATAGTCCGATCCAAGGACCAAGAGGGGCAAGTCTTTTAGTATCTTTTACGGCGGCAACAAGTATAGCTTCAAGCGATTACTTGTTCGACCAAATTGGCACAACCGTATCAAGTTTCTTTCCAGACTCAACCAATGCAAAAGTAATTGATAGTGTTGTTAGAATTGTTGGGGATAAAACTGGCATTTCAATTGATGTCCCAGTAAGAATTGTAAGAGCCATAAGCTAATAGGAAATTATAATGAGCACATTAAAAGCACTTAAAAACGAAGAGGTTAAAACGACCAAGGTCCTACTTCATGAAACCATTCCTGTAACTGGTAGCCTTGTTTCGGGAACCTATGGGACCACTTCTGATATCAGGGGTGAAAATATTAAAATTTATGACCACGGTATGTTTCAGTCGGTTTATGATTATCCCTACCTAAGTTCTTCAGCAAACCAAATTTTCGATATTACTTATGGTGTCTATGAAGATTCGGCAGCATACCCATCAACTTTAGCTTCTGGAAATACCGATAAGCACAACATATATCATGAGATGGCTCAAGTCCTTTATGGTTATGATGTTACAGCGTCTATTGAGCCTTTTAGACTGTCTGGTTCTTATGATAAAACTATATCTGTCATTGATGATCCTGCATTTATTAACCTTTCAAGATTATTAGCTAAGGATGAAATTCAAAAAGGGACATTTAGATTGACTCTTGGGGTAAACACCCATGCTACACCTTTTGATTCTTTATTTTATATTGGAGATTATGGAGCGACCGCTTCATTTAACGATACAAATTCTCCAGCAGGAGAATACGGAGTTTTAAGAAGTGGTTCTTCGGCAACGGACGCAAGTGCAGCCGATAATGATGCGTTAGGAATTATTTATTACCAAAGCGGGTTGGTTGTTTTAGATTTATCGGCAAGTTTGACAAAGGGCGCTGTTGACGGCGGCGCGACTGGTGATGATGTCCAATTCGTAAATTCAACAAGCACAAGTCCCGCATTATTAACTTACACTGGAAGTATTGAGTCTGGTACAATTGATGAACTATCAGATGCTTTAAGACATAGAATCTACAATATTGAGTTTAACAATTCAACAGAGTTAAACTCAACAATTTACTTCTGTCGTGCAGGCGCTGATGAGTTTAATTACAGTTCAAATCCAACCTATTTATCTTCAAGTCAGATCAGAGTCAAGGGGAACAATGCCAGTAATCCACCACTCTCATATATTACAACAGTTGGATTGTATGCACAAGATGGTGCTTTGGTGGCTACGGCAAAGTTAAGTGAACCAATTAGAAAGACACCTTCAAACGACTTGACTATTCGTGTTCGCTTAGATTACTAAGAGATGTTAAAATGCCAAAAAAGAAATTTGGACCAGATGATATATTTTACAATACAGTAAAAACTTATCCACAGACAACTCTTAATTATTATTTTAATCAATCTTATGTTAATAATCGACAAACTGATGGAAATAGGGTCCAAAGCGGATCTGTTTCCCTGTTTGAGCTAAATGTTGATAGAATTCAAGGTTCTGATTTAATTAAACCTTTTATTATTAAGGGTGAAAATTTTAATGATTTTGTCTTTAACAATGTTTCTGCTACGATAGATACAAATGAATATTCCAATCTATCAGTCGGTACAGAAATTACTGGAAACTACCCCTTTACTTCTTCAGTCAGCAGGGAAAGGTTGATTGGAAATGGTCCAGCCCCATTTAATGGATTTGATATTATTGATGGCGTTTCAGAAACAAGTTCAGTTCGCAAGCTTATTGCTCTTGAAAATACAATAAATTATAGTAAAATTAGAAGTCCTAAATTTCATTTTGATGAATACTATGTCACTGGCCAGGTGAATCCACAAGCTGCAAATTCAAGTATTGAAAGCTCGATATCACCCCGACAAAAATATATGTCTATGTTTTTATTTCCAGAGATTTTTAAGGCTCAAAGAATTAATCCTGGTTCTTTGGAGTTAAATTTTTATATTACTGGTACTTTGGTTGGGACTGCAAAAGACACAAAAAGGAATGGAGAGATTATCGAAACACATGGCCCAAGAGCGGGTGGGGTCGTCGGAACGGTTTTGTACGAAGAGGGCGTTTTATTATTAACTGGAAACTATGACCTTAATAGTTCAGTATCGGATGGTTATCTGTGTCCAGTTACTGGTACAACAACTACAGAAGCAGGACCGGGAAAGGTTGCACTACAAGCTGCCTGGAAAGACAGTCCAAAATGGGCACATTTTGGAGCTTATCAATCTTTCATAACTAATTCTTTAGACCCAGATTCTGGTTCTTATGGGCCAGTTTCATCTTCATATGAAATGATATTCCAAGGGACCAACACAATTCCCACATTAACAATGTTTGCCCATGCGGATAAAAACGAATTTAACTGGAGTAACAACTTGACTTATGTTGACAGAAACTACGCAACAGGTTCAACATATCAGGAGATGGTCGTCGCGGCAACTGGTTCGGCAGCTTACCTTGAAAAAGAGTACCTGCCTGTTAAAAATACTGTTTCAAGTTCGTTTGCCAATTATTCTGCATCTTATCAAGACCAAACTTTTATAACAAAGGTTAATATTTATGATAAAAATGATATACTAATAGGAACCGCTAAATTAGCCAAACCTGTCACTAAGACGAATAGTACAGATTATACCTTTAAGTTAAAAATAGATTTATGATATTAGGATTAGATGTTTCAACCAGTATCACAGGATATACAATTCTTGATACCAATGGGGACCTTGTAGAATACGGCTCTATCGACACGAGAAAGCACAAAAACTTTTTTATTAAAGTAGGAGTGGTTGAAGAGAAGTTAAGCTCTCTGAAGCAATCCTACGCCGTTCAAGCTGTATATATTGAACAGTCTTTGCAGTCATTTCGTTCTGGATTTTCATCAGCCCAGACACTTTCAACTCTTTCACGGTTTAACGGGGTGGTTAGTTGGTTATGTTTTAAGTTATTTAATTTAGAGCCAGAATACTTTGCTGCGGTTACAGCGCGCCGAATTTGTGGGATAAAAGTACCACGAGGTACCAAGGCCAAGCCAGTGGTATTACAATTTGTACTTGACAACGAGCCACAGTTTGTAGTAGAATATACTAACAAAGGCAATCCTCGCCCAGACAGTTACGATAAGGCTGATAGTTGGGTGATTGCCAAGTCTGGTTATGATGCATGGCAACAAAAGAACAAAAAATCTTAAAAAAAATATTAGGTGGATATTACGAAAACAACAGTGAAATGTTGTTTTCTTGCCCTTTTTGCAATCATCATAAAAAGAAAATGTCCGTCAATCTTGATAAGAACGTATGGAAGTGCTGGGTGTGCGACTCATCTGGTAGATCTATTGATTTTTTGGTAAAGAAATTTGGTTCAACCACAGACTTAAAAGACTGGGGTTTAGATCAAGAACAAAGTTTTGACAATCTTGAATTTATTCTTTTTGGTAAAAAAGTAGAAATCAAAAATGAAGCAGTTTTTCTACCAGAAGGATTTTTACCTCTATTCTCGCCTAGTCGTTCCTATCATCGGCAAAAAGCTTTAAAATACATGCAAAAACGTGGTTACAACAATGATCAGATTTTTAAGATGAAAGTTGGTGTATGTACAAAAGGGGAATATAAGGGTCGAGTTATTATTCCGTCGTTTGATGAGCAGGGTAATTTAAATTATTTTATTGCAAGAACCTATTCTAATGACTTCCCAAAATACAAAAATCCAAAAGTGTCAAAGTCTTTAATGGTTTTTAATGAACTGACGGTCAACTTTAACCACCCTGTAATAATTGTTGAAGGTGTTTTTGATGCAATGCGAATCGGAAATAACGCGGTCCCGATTTTGGGATCGACAATTAAATCAGATCATTTGCTTTTTCAAAGAATTGTAGAGAATAAAACACCAGTTTATATTGCGTTGGACGAAGACGCACATAAGAAAGAAAAAAAAATAATTCAATTGTTTTTAAACTATGGTATTGACGTTAAGAAAGTAGACACTACAGGATATGAAGATGTCGCAACAATGCCAAGAGAAATAATAGAAGAAAAAATAAAAAATGCGACTGATATGGGTGGATTAAACTTTTTATATCAGTTGATAGACGAGGTTGCATGAAATTTGCACATATAGCAGACACTCACATAAAAAATTTAAAATATCACAAAGAATACAAAGCTGTTTTTCAACAGCTTTATGATTCTCTGAAAGAACAAGATGTGGATTATATTATTCATTGCGGTGATATAGCCCACACAAAGACACAGATTTCACCAGAATTTGTTGAGTTGTGCTCAGACTTTTTAAAAAACTTAGCAGAAATTGCCCCCACCTATATCATTTTAGGAAATCATGACGGTAATTTACGAAACTCTTATCGTCAGGACGCTATTTCTCCTATTGTAGAGGCCCTAGGACATAAAAACTTACACTTGCTAAAGAATGCCGGTGAAACACACCTAAACGATAAGTTTTGTTTAAATGTATTATCGGTATTTGACGAGGAGAACTGGGTCAAGCCAACTAATCCAGATAAGATTAACATAGGACTTTATCATGGCGCAATTAAATATAGCCGAACCGACATCGGATTTGTCATGGAACATGGAGAGCATAGCATTTCCATATTTGATGATTACGACTACGCTATGCTTGGGGATATTCATAAAACTCAAGTCTTAGACAAAGAAGGAACTATTGCGTATGCTGGCTCTACAATTCAACAAAACTTTGGAGAGACTGATGATAAAGGTATGTTTATCTGGGATATTCAGTCAAAAACAGAATTTAGTAGAGAAAAAATTAACTTTGTAAATCCGAAGCCCTTTATTACAATTCGCCTAACAAAGACAGGAAGAATCCCAAAAGGCTTTAAATGTCCAGACGGGGCAAGATTAAGATTGGTAGCGGATTCAAACATAGCCTTGGAGCGGCTCAGAAGAGCCGTAGACATCGCTAAACATCGCTTTAAGCCCGAGAGTATCACTTTCTTAAATAAAGCCAGCAGTAACGATTTGTCAGTGGCAGATTCTGTGAATACAGAATTATTCGAAAACCTCAGAGACGAGAAAACTCAGCAAGATTTAATTAAAGAGTACCTTAAAGACTACAATGTCGGAGAAGATACGTTAAATGAAGTCTTCGCTCTTAATTCAAAATATAATAAAGTTGTTGAAGAGAGCGAAGATATCTCCCGTAATGTTCATTGGCGCATTAAGAAATTTAGTTGGGACAATTTATTTAATTATGGTGAGGGAAACTCTATTGATTTTAACAAATTGTCTGGCACGGTGGGAATTTTTGGTAAGAATTTTAGCGGAAAGTCTAGTGTCATCGATGCTCTACTCTACACAATTTATAACAATACTTCTAAAAATATTCGAAAGACTTACAACATTGTCAACCAGAACAAAGATTATGGTTCTGGATTGGTAGAGATTGAAGCCAATAATAAAACTTATCAGATTAGTCGGAGATCAGATAAATATACTAAGAAGCTCAAGGGTAAGATTACAAATGAAGCTAAGACTCAAGCGGACTTTGATTATGTGGACAAGGTTTCAGGAGAGGTTGGTTCCCTCAATCAAAATGCACGAGGTGGAACAGACAAAGCAATCCGAAATGTCTTTGGAGATTTAGACGACTTCCTAAACACGTCTATGTCTTCTCAGACTGGAGCTTTGACCTTTATTAATGAAGGCTCTACTCGTCGTAAGGAAATCTTAGCAAAGTTTCTTGATTTAGAGTTCTTTGAAAGAAAATTTAAGTTAGCAAAAGATGACGCTTCTGACTTGCGCGGCGCATTGCGAAGAATCCAAGATGTAAGTTATGATGATGATATCAAAAAAACAAAAGACGACATTTTTAGAGCGGGTGCAGCAGTAGCAAAACAAAAGAATTTATGCACAGAACTAAAAGAACACTTAAGTTCCGTGATTAAAGAGGTAGCTGATTTAGAAAATAAACTCGCTCAGATTCCAGAAGATCCCATCTCTATTTGTAAAGTACAAAGAAACTTGGAACGATTGTGTCAGGATAGAAAAAATTTAAAAAATAAAGTTAGTATTTTAACAAGCGATATTAAAGACAAAGAAGGCTTCTTAGAGAAGGCATCATCTTTATTAGAAACAATTGATATTCTAAATCTTAACAAGCAAAAAGATAAAGCAGACGGACTAGAAGATAAGATTAACACTCTTTTACGAGAACAGCAAAAGAAAGAACGAGAAAAAGAGACAAGTCTAAGACAAATTAAGATTTTAACAGATATTCCTTGTGGAGATAAATTTTTAACCTCTTGCAAATTTATTAAAGACGCCCATAATGCCAAGCAAGACCTTTCCCTTACAAAGAAAGTTTTATCTGAAGTTGAAGATAAATTAAAATTAAAAACAGGTGAATTATCTAATATTGATATTAATAAAGTCAGTGGCACTATCAATAACTGGACCCAGCTAACTAGCAAGAAAAAGGATGAACAGTCCAAACTTACTAATTTAAATTTAGACTTGGAAAGAACTAACTCTGCTATTCAAAAGTTAGAAAGCGAAATTAAAGAACTAAATGATACAGCCGATTATTATGAAGAACATAAAGAAATTCTTGAAAACGTTGAAAAGGTTATGTCGGAGTTAAAACTTACTAAAACTAATAAAGAAAGAATAGGGCAGGAACTACAAAACTGCGAAGACCAGATTTACACCCTTGTTGGTAAAGAAGGGGCATTAGAGCAGAAACTTGAAAATTTAAAAAATCTTAGAACAGAAAAGAATAGATTAAACACAGAGTACTCTGCTTATGATTTGTTTATGACTTGTATGCATTCCAATGGTATCGCATTTGATGTCATTAAGAAAGCACTACCAGTAATCAACATAGAAATTGCAAAAATTCTATCTAATGTTGTTGAGTTTGAGGTGTTTTTTGAAAACAACGAAAACAAGTTAAATATTTTAATTAAGCATCCAAAACACGACCCACGACAGCTTGAAACCTGCTCGGGTGCAGAGAAAACACTTGCTGCCGTTGCTATTAGAATTGCTTTGTTAAACATAAGTAATATGCCAAAATCAAATATATTCGTTTTAGATGAACCGGGAACTGCTCTTGACGCTGAAAACATGGAAGGTTTTGTTCGAATTTTGGACTTGGTAAAGGGGTATTTCGATGTTACCTTACTAATTACTCATATAGAAAGCTTAAAAGATGTCGTAGATATGACAATTGAGATTTCTAAAACAGATGACGGATATGCATTTGTCAATCAATAAGGAATAAAAATGTGTGGATGTAATAATTGTAAATGTGAAAAGAACTGCGGCTGCGATTGCTGCTGCGGTTAATAATTAACCAGAGAGGATATAATGGTGGCAGCAGTAAAAGCATTCGCAGATAAACATTTAGAAAGGTTTGTATCAAAGAAACTTTTGGTATGGCTAACAACAACAGGGCTACTTCTTGCCGATAAAGTAGATTCCGAGCAGTGGGTAATCATTGCTTCAGCATATGTCGGTATCCAGGGCTTCGTTGATGTCGTAGCCCGTTTTAAGGGAAAATAAATAATGAAAAACATGAAGCTAATAATGGAAAATTTTAATAATTTTTTATCAGAGAAAGAAGAAGAATTCTCGGGTCAGAAAGTTCTTTCTAAGCAACAACAAAGATATATTGCCGCTGCGACTCATGTTCCACAGCATGAAGAATACTGGCCAGACGACTCAATGAAGGGAGGGGATATTGAACACCCTCAAATGTATCAATGGAGTGAGCGAACGGGCGAATTTGAAGGCGACCCCGATGATGAGTGGGGTCATGCAGAACATGGTGCCACCGCAGATTCATGGCACGTCGAAGAAATAAGAGAACCCCCAAATAAATTTCCAGAAGCTGAACTCGGCTGGTATGTTATTCATTCCCCTTTTCATGGAAACAGGAAAGCAATTGCGGGACCATTTAAAAATTGGGAAGCTGCTGCCAAAGAAGCTGATAATTATGGAGAAAGAGAACACCTATATCGCTAAGATGGAAGTTGGGAGTAAGTAAGCAATGAGAGACATGAAAAGTCTAGTTTTTCCGATAGTGAAGTGTAATGAACTGGCTAATAACTAAACAAATCTTACAGAAAACTTGGTTCTACATCAAAAATTATTGGTGGGTTGGAGCACTAATCGCATTAGGTTTTGTGCTCCACAAGTTTTTTCTATTTGATAAAGATGTTTTAGGTGGTCTTTACGAAGAGAAAGCAAAACAAAACGAAAAAGAACTAAAAATTATAAACGAAATTCACAAGCAGGAAAAAGAAGAAAGAGAGAGTGTGCGTTTAAAACATAAACTTATTATTGATATTTTAGAAAAAGGCCACAGACACAAGACTGAACAAGTCAATAAAGAAGAACAAAAAAGAATTAAGGAAATAGTTAATATACCGGAAGAAAATAGGGTTAAGGCTCTCGCTACCGAATTTGACTTAGAAGTCATTAAAATTAAAGGGACGCAACAATGAAAATTACTAAAACACTTTTAAAACAAATTATTAAAGAAGAGTTACAGGCTGAACAACTATCAGAGGGATACGGACGCTGGGATGACGAATTACAGGACCCATACTCTCCTGAAGAACGCACCAAAGCAGCGGCTGCACAAGGTGGGATTGAAGCTAAGGCTGAGGCCCGCGTTGGCCAGTATATTTTAATCAAGAACCAACCAATCCGACTCGGGGCTGGAAATTGGAATTCGCCTGTAATTTGGGTACCAGTAGTCTTTGAAATTACAAATGTACATAGTGCGGGTTATATCCTCCCAGGACCTGGACATCATGAAGACCCTGGACCAGAAATTGTTTATGACGCTATTGCAGACCTTGATAAAACACCACCCTTAGAAGATAGCGAATATGTGCAGTCTGTCAGAACAAAACGCGCAAGACGAAACCGTGTAGCTTATCTGACAAAGAAAATTAGCGGGATGACACGGCGTATTGCTGATACCCCTGCAAACACAATTAACTATATGTGACTAGACAAAATAACAAAATTAAAGGGACACAACAATGAAAATCACCAAAACACTTTTAAAACAAATTATTAAAGAAGAGTTAGAAAATGCTCAAGAAAATTATGAAAATGATTTAGAAAAAGCTGCAACTTTTTTTAGAGACTTTTATAAAGAAATATATGGAATTAAACCCGATGTCGGAGAGTTAAAATTAGAAGACATTGAAGAGAAAATTAAAAATTTATTTGATGAACAGGAAATAAAAAGGTTTGCAGATTTAGTTAAACAAGCAAAAGAAACCTCTCCAAGTTCAGAAGACCCAATAGGAATGAGATCACAACAATGAAAATTACTAAAACACTTTTAAAACAAATTATTAAAGAAGAATACGACAAAGAGTCTAAAAAACAAGCTACTAAAGACTTTTATGAATTTGTCAAAATTCTTGTTGCGGGCGGTACAAAAAATCAAGCAATACACGATGCAGTCCAAGCTACAGAACATGCCGAAAACGCTAGTTCAGAAGATGTAGACAGTGCAATCGAAAAGGCTAAAAAAGATACTGCATTTGAAACGCCTCTGCGTGAACGCCGCCGCCATTAAAATTAAAGGGGCACAACAATGAAAATTACTAAAACACTTTTAAAGCAAATTATTAAAGAAGAATACGACAAAGAGTCTAAAAAGCAAGCTACTTGGATTACCGACGAATATGGCATTGCCACATGGACTTATAAAGAATGGACTTTAAAAAAAAATAAATCCGACGAAATTCCATTTGTTACAGGCCCTAAAGGCACTGAAGTTGAGATTGGACCAGAGGGCTTAAGCGTGAGAGGGGAAGGTGAAGGGGATGGATATGTTCACGGTCTCGCTGAAGTTGTAGTAATCCCTATAATAGTTCTTAAAGAACTTATGAAATATGTTTAAAAAGATAAAAACTACAACAATCATCTTACTAATAACTCTCTTACCTGCTTTTTGTTTTGCCAGTGGTAAAATCGCAGCGATAAAGAAAGGGCAAAAAGCACCCTACAATGGCATCCTGCTTGATAAAACAGCAGAAGCTACAATAACCGCAAAAAGAGAGTCCGCAGTTAAGATTTGTGAAATAGATAAAAATTACACAGTCAAAAAATTAAAAACAGAGTGTAATTTTAATAAAAGACTTTTAACGATAGAAAAAGAAGCAGATAAGAAAAGATATAATAATTTAATGGCACTTAAAAATGCTGAAGTCAAAAGATTAGAAACTACTCTTAAAAAACTACAAAAACCAGACTATAGTAAGTTATGGTTTGTTGGCGGTTTCGTAGCCGGTGTAAGTTTATCCATTGGCATTTTTTATACCGCAGCCCAGGCGAGTAGATGAAAAAAGATTTAAATTATATAGCAGGGCTTGAAAAGGCTATTTCTAAAAAGTACGGTAAAGAAGCAGTCCAAAATCCTTCTGCCAATTGGACCCAGGCAAAAGAAAAAGAATATTTACAACAATTAAAAGAAAATAAAATCAAAAAAACGACTAAAGACCGAGTTGAAGAACACGACGGCTTTTTATTTTCTGCAAAACTAATTAAGAAGGACAATAAGAATAATTGTAGTATATGCTCAAATATTCTAAAACAGCAAGATCTGCTGTACGAAACAAAATACGAATGCTGTCGAAACTGCTATGTTCAATATGTAGAGGGTAGAGAAGAAAGATGGTTAAAGGGTTGGAGACCAGATAATGTCTAAAGAAGTATTAGAAATCCTCAGAGGAATTAGTCAAGCAATGGGTCGTGCTTATGATGGAGCTACGGACGAAAAAGGAGAACCAATTAAGATTGGTTTGAAGCGCGACGACAAAAACCCTATGTTACAGTCAAGAAACGGTGATATGGACGGCTTCGGAGTTAAAGTTGTTGGCGACAAATTAATAATCAGTTATCATTCAGAGACTCCTATTCCAGAAATTCACAAAAAAGGTCCAAGTGCTTTTGAGGGTGAAATCGAACAAAGATTTGCCAACATTGTTAAGTTTCTTAAAAAAGAATACAAAAAAGCAATTGGTAAAGCACTATCTCTAAAATCAGATGGGGATGCAGAAGTCCTTTTACAATATATGAATCGTAAAAGAAGTTGGGTCCAGGCAACAAAATGTTATACGATTAGGGGTTTAGGTAAATTAATTGCTGAACCAGAAAGAGAGCCACTGGATGTCGTTAAGAACTTTTTACAGACACATAAATATGGTAAGTAATGGCTCGCGGTTTAACCAAGGCACAAATTAAAAAAGAGATTATTTCTTGCGGTAAAGACCCCGCATATTTTATTAATAATTACGGAAAAATCGCACACCCAATGAAGGGAACAATTCCCTTTACCATGTATCCGTTTCAGAAAGATGTTGTAAAAGACTTTCAAGACAATCGTTTTAATATTATTTTAAAAGCAAGGCAGTTGGGGCTTTCAACTGTTTCTGCTGTTTATATTGCATGGTTTGTTTTATTTCATAAGAATAAAAACGTTGTTGTAATGGCAACAAAACTGTCAACCGCAGCAAACTTAGTCCGAAAAGTTAAGTTTGCCCTTAAATCCATTCCAGACTGGATGAAAATATCTAAGTTGGTCACCGATAATAAAAATTCTTTTGAACTTTCCAACGGGTCTCAGGTTAAAGCAATTTCAACGTCGGGCGACGCTGGTCGTTCAGAAGCTCTTTCTTTGCTTGTCATTGACGAGGCCGCAATTATTGAGGGCCTTGAGGATTTATGGGCAGGTTTGTATCCTACGCTCTCAACTGGCGGGGATTGTATTATTATCTCAACTCCAAAAGGTGTAGGTAATTTATATCACAAACTATATTCAGAGGCAGAACAGGGATTAAATGATTTTAATCCAATCAAATTATCATGGCATATCCATCCAGATAGAGATCACAATTGGTTTGAAAAAGAAACTAAAAACATGTCTACGAGAGAGATCGCGCAGGAATTAGAGTGTAGCTTTAATATGTCTGGCGATACTCTTATTAATGGCAAAGATCTGGCTCGCGTAGAAAACGAAGAGTTGTTAGAACCAGAATATAAAACTGGATTTGATCGCAATTTATGGATTTGGAAAAATGCAGAAAAAGATAAAAAATATTTTATGGTTGCCGATGTTGCAAGGGGCGATGGTAAAGATAATTCAACTTTTTATGTTTTTGAATCTGACACGATGGAAATGTGTTGTGAATACCAGGGAAAATTGCCACTTGATAGTTTTGCTCGCATAATATATGATACCTCTAAAAGCTATGGCATGTGTATGACTGTAGTGGAAAACAATTCGGTTGGGATGACTGTCTTAACAAAATTAAAAGACTATGACCATCCAAACATTTACCATTCAAGAAAGTCAACACATGAATATGTGGAAACTTCTTACACCGAACAAACTTCTATAGTCGCAGGTTTTTCAACAACTGTGAAAACAAGACCAATGATTATTGCCAAATTAGAAGAATTTATTCGTAACAAGGTTTTAAATATCAGATCAAGAAGATTGTTTAATGAATTAAAAACCTTTATTTGGAACAATGGGAAGGCAGAGGCTATGCGTTCTTATAATGATGATTTAGTTATGGCTTGTGCAATTGGGTGTTGGGTTAGAGACACTGCACTAACCATTAATCAGCAAGAAATAAAATATAAAAAATCAATGCTTTCTGCTATAATGACAAGTAACAAAGTTTTAGATACAAGAATTGTTGGGATGGAAAGGACTCAACAAGATAATTATATCTATGGCAGGAACACAAGGCAGAAAACAGTTAAGTTACACAAGCTACCGTTTTTTATAAAATAGGAATTAACCAATGGCAGAAAATAAAAAAAACCCAAGAAATCAAAACAGCCCTTTATTTCAAAGATTAACAAAATTATTTTCAGGGCCAATTGTTAACTATAAAGCCCAACAAGTAAGAAATAATCGTAAATACTCAGTTGATAAATACGGTTCTAAATTTAGATCGGTAGGCGGTCAATCATTTAAGCGCAAGTCATACAACCCTTATGAATCAATTTCAACAGCAATGATGAACAGCTATAATCGTGCTGAAAGATACTCTGACCACGATCAAATGGAATTTATGCCTGAGTTAGCGTCTGCTTTGGATATTTATGCAGATGAAATTACAACACATTCTGAGTTTTATAAGTCTTTAATTATTGATTGTCAAAATGAAGAAATAAAAGAAATTCTTGAAACCTTATTTTATAAAGTTTTAAATGTTGACTCTAACCTTTTTGGGTGGGTTCGTTCTATGTGCAAATATGGAGATTTTTTTGGATATTTAGACATTGATGAAGATATTGGTATTAAGTCTTTTATCGGATTGCCAGTTAGTGAAATTGAAAGAATGGAAGGGACTGACCAGTCCAATCCTAATTATATTCAATACCAGTGGAATACTGGAGGTTTAACCTTTGAAAACTGGCAGTTGGCACATTTTAGAATTTTGGGAAATGATAAATATGCACCTTATGGCACATCTGTATTAGACCCAGGCCGTAGAATTTGGAGGCAATTAACGCTTCTTGAGGACGCTATGATAGCATACAGAGTTGTCCGTTCTCCACAGAGAAAGCAGTTTAAGATTGATGTTGGTGGTATTCCACCAGAAGAAGTTGAACAATATATGCAAAAAATCATTACTATGATGAAGCGCCATCAAGTAGTTGATGATAAAAATGGAAGAGTTGATCTAAGATATAACCCCTTATCAATTGAAGAGGATTACTATATTCCAACAAGAAATGGCCAAGCATCAGTAGACATTGGTACTGTACAAGGTGATACATGGGGAACTGCTATTGACGACATCAAATATTTACAAGATAAGTTATTTGCTGCAATTAAAATTCCTATGTCTTACTTGATTAGAGGTTCTGACAGTTCTGCTGATGCCGGCCAAGCCGCTCTGGCACAAAAAGACATACGATTTGGTAGAACAGTTCAAAGGATTCAAAGATCAGTTATTTCCGAATTAGATAAAATGGCAACAATTCACTTATATACTCTTGGATATCGAGGGAACGATTTAATTAATTTTAATCTAAAATTACACAACCCATCAAGGATTGCCTCGATGCAAGAATTGGAAGCATTAAAAATTAAAATAGACATTGCTGGCAGCGCAAGGGGAGACATCTATAGTAATCGTTGGATTGCCAAAAACATTTTGGGATTGTCAGAAGAAGAGCTTATTAGAAATACGAGAGAAAAGTTTTATGATAAACAAATTGAAGCAGCAATTGCAAAAATTGCAGGCGTTCAAGGCGAAGGACTGGCAGCAGAAGCATTAACTGGAGCAGGGTTCGGTGGAATCGGAGATATTGGTCTTGGCGGAAACACAGGGTTCGGTGGGCAAGCCGGAATTAAAGATGCCACAGATACGGATACAGTGGAAACACCATCTGCGCCCGTTTTTACACCAAGCGCTGGTGACGACGACAGCGGCGATGAAGATGTTCTTTTGGCAACCCCTGAAGGCGGCGGCAAAAGAGGCGGTGATAAGCCAGCAGCCACTTACGCTGAATTTGAAGATGGGTCTCACACAACAAAGGGGTCTAAAGGTAAAAGATATTTTTCAGTGAAACACGATAAGCGAAGAGAAGCTGGTCGCAAGGAATCTTGGACAAATAAACCAAGAAAACCACGCAATGTTTTTAAAGCAATGTCAATAGGCACGCTTGTTAAAGAAAACAAATCTAATTATAGTGAAGATTTTGAAAATAAGATGTCTTCATTAAATGAGGAAATGGACAAAATACTGTCAGAGGATTTATAATATGAACCACAACAAGAGAAGAAATACTGCTTTTTTGTATGAGGCTCTGGTTAGAGAACTTACCAAAAGCGTAGTGGCTAAAAATGAAAAAAGAGAAGCTGCTGTAATGGCAGTTGTAAAAGAGTTTTTTAATAGTGGAACAGCTTTAAAAAAGGATTTAAACCTTTACAAAGAAATCATTGAAACTCGCGGTACAACAAAGGAGGCCGCAGAGAAGATTATTGGTTATGTTCGCAAAGAACGGGAAAAGCTAAACACCAAAAAGCTTTTTGAAGAACAAACACGCCTTATTAATAAGATTCATAACACTTTAAGTGAAGAAGTCTTATCTAATTTTATACCAAACTATAAGGCACTCGCAAGCGTTTATCAAATGTTTTCGCCAAAAACAAAAATTAAAAATAGAGTTTTAGTGGAAGGTACTGTAGTCCAATATATGTCTTCAAGCCCTCAACAGCCAAGTGAAGAAAAAAGAGTTGATAATGCAACAATGAGAATATTTTCATCAAAATTTAATAATCATTATAGCTCCTTGCTTGAAGAACAAAGAATCTTGCTTTCCAAATATGTTTCATCCTTTGCAGACAATGGTCTTGAATTGAAAATATATCTAAGTGATGAATTAGACCGAATTAAAGAGGCTGTTACAGCCGCAAAATTTGAAAGTGAATTACAAGAGAAGCTTAATAAAATTACTTCCGTCATTGATGGATACAAAGGTCAACTAATTAATGAAGATATGTTAAAACAAATTATGAAAATGCAGCAACTTGTAAGAGAGATTAGAAGCAATGATTAAAATTGATGAAGTCAAAATTAAGATAGATGACAAACAAGAAGATAAAATTATTATATCAGTTGTCGAGCCACAGCCGACATCAATTGATGTAAATGTTGAGCCAGTTCCATCACAACTTATTTCATTAAATATTCGTAGAACGTTAGACAATAATTATATTATTTATGATCACCCACTCTTTGATATAGTTGTCAATCCAGATAAGAAAAAAATTATGACTTTTGTTAATAAGAGAAGAAAGTCTTCTGCTTATCCACACCAAGATGCTTTTTTTGAGTTTCTAATAAGGCGCGGCGTTATTTTACCCGATACTGTAAAGGGTGGTAATATTTTTGGAAGTATTGAAGC